CGGCTATGCCGGGTTAGCATTACCTCGCGGATAAGCGTGCGAGGTTGAAACCCAAAATCAACAACTGTTGTTACACAGTCGCTAATCAAGAGTAACCTCGCAGTTCCAACACTAACAACTGTCTTATGTGAAACTCATACTAACTAAGTAGTTCTGGTCAGTGCCGAGCCCCTATTCCGTTAGGAATAGGAGGTTTGGTAGACTGGGCCAGCTTAGAATAGCTGTGTGGATCATCTGATAAGAGAGTGGTTAGGATCACGGCTACCGAGGGGTGTCGTACCCCCAGCGTTCGAGAAGGCTAGCACCCTACCTTGGGCGTGGTAGCGTCCCTAGCACTGCGTGAAGCTTATATAATCGTTGCTACAATGACTAGATTAAGTACGATAAGGAAGTTAATCCCTATAGTATTAACCTTGTATTGTGAGCAGTACGAAGTATACAGTTCACGTGTAACAGCTTACTTGGACACATTTTCACATAATGTGGACCACCAAGGCTTAGAACAGACTGTTCGAAGGTATAAATTCCTTCGTCTAGCTGTTTTAAGGTACCTTAGTGGGAATCCACTATATGAACTTGAGTCCGTAGCACTAGATTCTTCAGGTTTCCCAAAGGAGTTGTCTCTATGGAAATCTGACTTGGACAGTCCTCAAACTATAAGAGTCCTTCTAACATTGTTAAATGTTGGGAGAGCTTTTAAGTTTAAGGCAGTTCTGAAGTTAGATACTATAGAGACTCCTTCAAAAGGAATTCCTCAAAATGAGGACACTATAAAAGTGATCTGTAAGACTCTAGGAGTCTACCCTCAATCTTTAGATTGGAAAGATTTCCATTTCTCTACAAAGAGTGGTCCTAACGGTCCTGCTTTGGCTTCGGCCTTAACTGACTTGGACGCTATAACACCTCAACAAAAGGAAGATATTATCCTTTTGGGTGGGTTAGCGCTTCAAGTAGCTATGACTAAGCCATTTCAGCCGACCGGGTTAGGATACTCGATGATGGAGATTTGGAGATTAATCCACTCAAAGCCTGAAAAGTATTCTCGTAAGCTTAGTTACTTTAGTGATAAGGAGGGTAAAACACGAGTGATCGCTATCCTTGATTACTGGACTCAGACAGCATTAAAGCCTCTTCATGATGCTTTAATGGGTATATTGAGAAATATACCGTCTGATTTTACCTTTAATCAGGATGACTTTCAATCGTCTTTACCTTCTACCGGTCCATACTATTGTTATGATCTCTCCGCAGCAACAGACAGGATGCCTGTTGACTTCCAAGTTAGTGTTTTAACTAACTTGGTTGGAAGAGATCACGCCTTAGCATGGAAACGCCTGCTAGTAGGAGAAGCCTTTGTGAACAAAGACTGCGACCACCCGATATTTTATCAGGCAGGGCAGCCGATGGGAGCATACTCCTCTTGGGCCGCGATGGCTCTAAGTCATCATGTAATGGTTCAGTTATCAGCGATTAATGCCAAGGTTGTAAAACCTGGGACTTACTTTCCTGATTACTGCCTATTAGGTGATGATTTAGTTATAGCCAATCGTGAAGTAGCCCTTCAATATAAAATCCTATGCTCTCAGCTCGATATGCCAATCTCTGATGAAAAGACTCTAGTTTCTGAAAAGATGCTAGAGTTTGCCAAAAGAATTGTTATATCGGGTACTGAGGTATCGGGTTTTAGTATCGGGGGTTTCTTAGAGACTTGGAAGAAGTATTCACTTCTTCATGAGTTTCTTCGAAACCAGGCTACTCACGGATGGAACTTGCCTATCTCTGAGCACCCAGACTTGATCCGAGCCACATTTAGTTTCTTTAAACGTCCTGCGCAAGCAGAACGGATAATAAAACTATATATGGTTTACCACTATATAGGGAACTTTATCAGTAAGGTTACTGATGAGAACTCTATATCCTGTGACCGTATTAATGCAGGACACTCTTTACGAGTGGCCGTGCAGCAATACTTCCACAGGACTTTTCCTTTATGGGAGTTTATTTCGACTCCCGAGATGTTAAATCTCCTCGTTGATTTTATCAAAGAGATGAAGTTAAAGATAGCGGTCTCGGATGTTGAAAGATTGTTTGAGAACCGGGACTCCATAGTTGAAACTATGGATAACCAGGCTCTTAAACATCTTCCAAGCTTGAATGTCCAGTTATACCAAGCTCTAAGACGTGAGACGCTCCCCGTTATTAGTGTTGCGAATACCCTTCTTAGACTCAGCGTCGACGCTGTTAACCGTTTGGTTAGCGACGAGGACGTTGATATCTTTGAATTAGGTATTTCAAAATACTATGTTGGAGAAGCAATCTTCAGCCTTAGAAGAGCTCGGTCTATCTCGCTAGCTCAGGCCCGGTTAACTAAGCAACTTTTAGATGTTTGGCAGGATCGAGCCATGGAGTCTGTCCCTATGTATCAGTATATTGAAAAATATACTGGTTTTAGGGCAGACATTCAGGTTCGTCCTACCTTAACACCTAAGTCACGTCGTGTAACTGGTACTAAGCGCTGCAAGTAGTACTCGAGCGGGCACCTAAACCTGCTATAAGGTAGTCCTTCCGACTTAGTTTGGAGAGAAAGGAAAAGTGCTCTGGTTTTCCAGATACTTTTCTCTCTGACCTAACTAGGAGGGCCGAAGTCCCTTATAGTGGGACCCCCCAGAGATGGAGGGAGGCTTTGGTGACTTGGTATCCCC